AAGAAATATACACCAACAAATAACTATTATGGCATTCCAGATAACGTAGCGGCTTCCAATGCTATGGCTGGAAACGAGTTTGCTGGTAAGTATAACCTAGACTACTTTGAAAATAAGGCGGTTCCAAGATATATTATCACAGTAAAGGGTGCTAAGCTATCTCCAGAATCTGAGCGTAAGTTGCTAGAATTCTTCCAGGTAGGACTAAGAGGCAAGAACCATAGATCTCTATATATTCCGCTTCCACCAGATTCACCAGACGCCAAGGTTGAATTTAAGATGGAGCCAATTGAGGCAGGAACTCAAGAGTCTTCATTTAATGTGTATCGTAAATCTAATAGAGACGAAATTCTATTGTCTCACCGTGTACCAATTAATAAAATTGGAACTCCAGAAGGAGTTAATTTAGCGGTAGCAAGAGATGCCGACAAGACATTTAGAGAGCAAGTTTGTCGTCCAGCTCAAATGAATTTGGAAAAGAAATTAAATAAAATAATTGAGGAAATGACAGATGCTCTATTACTTAAATTTAATGAGCTTACATTGACCGATGAGGATACCCAATCTAAGATAGACGAGAGATATTTAAGAATGCAGGTAATTACTCCAAATGAAGTTAGAATTAGAATGGGCATGGTTCCGCTTGACGGCGGGGATAAAGTGGTCGAATTAAAGCCACAACAACAGGCTGAAGCAAGGGCACAGGCAGGAAAGACTAGAACTAGAGATTCCGAAAGATCGGCAAATTCACCAGATACGTCGGGGGAAGGCCGAAATGCTCAGGGAGATGGAAGACAAGTCGACTAACCCTGCTCAACCAGTATTTGCCTTTTTATGTATAGATAAATATAATTAAGCATATGAATATTGAGAAATCTCTTTGGTCTTCTAATGGCGACGACATTACACTGTCGATCCCATTCACCAAAGTTAATCGTGAAAAAAGAACAGTTTCAGGATTTGCAACATTAGACAATGTTGACCAAACTGGAGATGTTGTTACGGCTGAAGCAAGCTTAAAGGCATTTGAAAATTTCCGTGGAAATCTTCGTGAGATGCATCAACCAGTTGCAGTAGGCAAAGTTGTTTCTTTTAAACCAGAAACATATTATGATCCAGCAACAAAAGAATTTTTTAATGGAGTTTATGTAGACGCTTATATTTCAAAGGGCGCACAGGATACTTGGGAGAAAGTTTTGGACGGAACTCTTCAAGGATTCTCAATCGGCGGAAAAATTATTGATTCAGAAAATGAAGTCAATAAAGCAACAGGTAAGAGTGTAAGATTTATTAAAGACTATTCATTGATGGAACTTTCTATCGTTGATTCACCAGCAAACGAGCTCTGTAATATTTTGTCTATTTCGAAAAGAAATGGTCAGCTAGTATTTAAAGGAATGGCAGCAGAGATCGCAACTGAAAATATTTTTTATTGTGCAGACAGCGATTCAGTATTCATCTCAACAGATGCATCATATGATTCCCCAGTTACAGGAAAACCTGCAACATTAATTGGATGGGTAGAGTCAAATGATATTAACAAAGCAAAAGAAATAGATAAGATTCTTGATTTACATAAAAAATCAAGATTGTCCATGCCTGAAACACAAATTGCAAAACAGGCAGACATAGAAGGAGGTAAAGAAGTGTCAGATAATACAGAAAACGTAGTTGCAGAAGCAGTAGCAGAAGCAGCCGTAGAAGACACAGCAGCAGTTGCTCCCGTAGAGGAAGCACCAGCTGTTGAAGAAGCTCCTGCAGAAGCAGCAGCAGACGCTTCTGCCGAAGTTCTAGAAAAAGCAGCCGACGTATCAGAAGTTATGGTTGATGAACCTGATTTTGCAAAGATGCTAGTCGATCTTAAGGGCTTTTTCTCAGACACACTAAATAAGGCTTCAGAAGCTAATGCCGCACAAGTTACAGCTATTAAAGATACAGTTGAGACTTTCAGCAAGAGCGTAGATGTTCGAATTTCAGAATTGGCAGAGCAACATGCAGCACTTTCAAGTGCTGTACAAGACATCAAGAACACGATTGATGGTGTAGAAAAGCGTGTCGACGCAGTAGAATCAGAGACTGCAATTAAGAAGTCCTCAGACCTTGGCGGGTCTCAGGAAGTAACAATCAAGAAATCAAAGTGGAACGGTTCTTTCCTCGGTTCCGTAAACGAAATTTTTAACTAAAAAAAGGTAGGTGAAATATAAATGAGCAATGAAACATTAGAAAAAGCAATTGCAGCAGGTACAACTGCTACAGGTACTTTTGCATCCACTACAGGTGGAGCTGGAGTACACCGTGGTTCCGAAAACGGAAACGGCGGTTTGCTTAACCCAGAACAATCAGCTCGCTTTCTAGACTACATGTTCGACGCAACCGTAATTGGTAAGGTCGCACGTACAGTCCGCATGAGAGCAGACACAACTGAGATTGATCGTATGTCAGTCGGCGAGAAACTTATGAAACTCGCAACTGAAGGAGATAACGATGCGTCAAACGCAGCAGTTACTTTCTCAAAGATCTCTCTTACAACTAAGAAGCTTCGCCTAGATTGGGAACTTTCAACTGAGTCTCTAGAAGACAATATTGAAGGTGCTGATCTCGAAGATCATATTGCCAGACTTATGGCAACACAGGCAGGAAACGACATTGAGGACGTAGTCCTTAACGGAAATACTGCTCTTACAGGTGATAACCTGTACAAGGCATTTGACGGTGTAGTAAAGAAGGCAAAGTCAACAGGTCGTGTAGTTGATGCAGCAGGAGCTAATATCTCCCGTGCAGTATTTAACTCAGCACTTAAGGCTATGCCACGTAAGTACAAGCAACGTCGTTCTGACCTTAGATTCCTTTCAGGTTCAAACTTGATTCAGGATTATCTATACACAGCATCACTACTCGGTGCAGATGGATCAGCTAACCCACAAGATATCGCTTCAAGCGTAATCCGTGGACAAGGCGTACAGCCTCTAGGCGGTCCAGCAGGATATGTGGCACCATTCGCATTTGGTATTCCAATTGTTGAAGTTCCACTACTTCCAGAAGCACAGACTGGTGATCACTCAGGAGCATCAGGTTCACACGGTGACGTTCACTTGACATTCCCAAATAACGTAGTTATTGGTATCAAGCGTGACGTAACAGTTTACCGCTTCTTCTGGCCACGTAAGGACTCAATCGAGTACACAATGTTTACTCGTGTTGGCGTCCAAATCGAACAAGCAGACGCTTGGGTCGTTGTAAAGAACGTAAAGGTCGCTTCCTAATTATTAGGATTTAGATCCCATTGAAGGCCCCCTAAATTAATTTTTGGGGGGCTTTTCATTTTAATTTAGTAATGCTATAATTGATTTGAGTAGAATGAGGAGATTATTGTGTCATTTGAGACATTAAAGATATCTGAACTAAAAAAGATTGCAGAAGATTTTGCAGTTGAAACACAGGGCTTAAAGAATAAGGCCGACATAATCGCAGCTCTTGCCGAAGAGGGCGTAACCTGGTCTGTATATAGCAAGACCATTAAGCAAATCGAAGAGGAATTAGAAAATATGGATACAGAGGTACTACCTAAGTTTGATCCAAAAGCGGAACAACCAGAAAATACAGTATTGGTCAGAATGACCAGAGATAATTTTAGATATGATATTATGGGAGTTACTTTTACAAAAGAGCACCCATTTGTAGCAATGAGCAGAGATGACGCTCAAGAAATTTTTGACAAGGAGGAGGGTTTTAGATTAGCAACTCCAAAGGAAGTCCAGGAGTATTACAACTAATCTAAGCCTATAAAATGGCAGAGGTATTAATCAGGACGCAGTCCCCAATAACACATCAGGTTTTTTGGAATGGTGATATTACTACACCAGACACTACTCCTGTTGTAAAACTTTATGATGTAACTAATGATCCTGCAATTAATCCAGCTATTAACCCTACTCACCTTTTAACAATATTAACATCGGTGGCGGATGAAAATAATCCTGGAACATATACAGTGTATATACCATATCAATATACAGATAGAAATAGAACTCTTAGACTTCAGTGGGAATACGCAATAGGCGCAACAAATGTAATTAGGGTAGATGAAGTATATGTTGTAACTCCATATGTAGATTTTAACCACGTACAGGATCTTGGATTTAGCACAGATCCTTCAGATCCAAATTATCGTTCTTACAAAGAACTTATTAAGGCTGAAAGGTATGCTAGAAAACAAATAGAACAGTATACTGGGCAAAGTTTTTATCTATATGACGACGTTGTAGTTGTTTACGGATACGACTCAGACATATTGCCATTGCCATCAAAAATTGACACATTGCATGAGCTTTATGCTAGAGACGTACTTTTACTAGACACAATTAATGAAATTGATAATTGGAACTATCCAATAGAAATAACTCCAACTGGATATGGAATCAAAATTAATCGTGCAAACATGTTAGACAATACAGTTTATACAGCAAACGGTATGGTCCCTCCAAGCATTAATGATTATGGTAATGGAGTTTTTAAATCTGGAATTCCATATAAGGTTCAGGGTAGATTTGGATGGGAAAAGGTTCCAGACGAAGTTGAATTGGCTGGGATAGAATTAATGAAAGACTACTTTGCTAAAGATACAGTCTGGAGAAATAAGTATGTCAAAACTATCTCGACATTTGACTGGGACTTTGAGTTTACTAGTGACGCTAATGCTGGTACTGGAAATGCATATGCAGATAAGCTTCTATCAGAGTACGTACTTGTTACAAAGGTAGAAATTATATAATGAACGATTTAATAGACTCAGTATTATCTATGAGTCTGGACGTTTATAGACAGTTTGAGACACAAGATCCAGACACTGGAGCAATTGTGCGTGAGTGGACATATTATAAAACTATACCGTGTCATGCTAAAGGAGTTATAAGCAATTCTGCAACAACTAGATCTAGTGACAAGCAGATATTCTCAAACAAATATACTAATGATCAAATTATTCAAGTTAGAACTTCAGAAAAATTAACTGCTAGAGAAAAGGTCACAAACATCTGTGATAACGAAGGTAATGTAATCTGGAATGAAATTAATTTCCCAACAGAAACTCCAACAGTGTTTGAAGTTATGGGTACAACTCCAGTCACAGACCCATTTGGTCGTGTGATAGCATACAACTCATCTATGAAGAGATCGGAGAATCAGCAAATTGGACAATAGCGCAATGTTGATTCAGGCATCCAGCGGACTAGAGGGAATGATGTATGCTAATCAAAACGGACCATTAAAAGATAGCACAGTAGCTCAGGTGTCAGCATTTGTATATTATGAAGCAGCAGTGATTGCTAAGCTTACAACAAATAAGGCATTTCAGGGAGCATTTACAAAAATTATATTTGAGCAGGGATTATCGTTTAGAATGAATTATGAATTTCTTCCTTCTAGATCTATGGTTCCAGCGCCTAAAGGTAAGAGACGCCATATGTTTATGAATAAAGCAGAAGTAATGGAGCAAGGTAAGCCTTTAGTTATCCGTCCAAAAAATTCAGATAGATTAGTGTTTGAATATAATGGAGAAACTGTATTCATGCCCAAAGGCGCTTCGGTTACAGTAAAAAGACCTGGCGGATCAGGAGCACGTAATCAATTCTCATTAGCTTATTCAAGATTTTTTAGCGGAAGACTAGTAAACGAATCAATCAAGAGATCTGGATTTCAAAAAATATTTAATTCTAGTATGACAAAAGCACTCGCTGTCCCATCTAATATTAAAAAAGTTCAATATTCTTTTTCACCAAACACTATTAGGTCTCAGGCTGATGCAGCCCTCACCCTATCATTTGGAGGTGCAATGTGACAGCTAATTATAAATTAGATGCAATGCTAGAACTAAGGAAGTACCTTTGGGACCAGCTTGCCTCAAGAAACATATTTGATGAGAATGACTACTGGAGTGATAATTTAAATGAAAATATAGTTCCAATCATTCCAGTTCAACAGGCGGCAGAAATGAATCAATTCTTGAGCGGCAAGAAGCATATAGTCTATGACAAGATAGGAATGTCTTATGAGGATAACTGGCTAATATGTTGTGAGCAAATTATGCTTACTCTATATTCAACTTCAGTTTCTGATATTAATGAGATTAGAAACTACCTAACTGATGAATTTAGACGTATGGATGAATCGGCTAAAGATATCAATAAGTGGTCTGGCCTATCTGACAAGTTTAAGTTTCATACTATATGGGTGGCAGATATCTCTCCAACTGCTCCATCAGAAGAGCTTCAAGGTTTCTTTGCCGCCGAGGTCATTTTAGAAATTAAATATTCTCGAATTACAGACGGTCAAGGTAGATTCCTCTAGGGGTTTGCCTTTTTACTCTTAATGGACTAAAATTGTACCAAGAGGGAAGAGGCCTAGCCAGCCAAGATTTTTAGATTTACAATTTAATAACCAAAGAATTCCAGGAGGTGGAAACACAATATGGCACAAAACGCAGGTAATGCTAAAAACATTCTCGTAGGTGCAT